GATTTAAATCTGGGGAATCCTTTATTAAATCTAAAAAAATTTTTATAAGCTGTTTCTAGGTTTTTTAATGAATCTTGTAGAGACTGAGAATTAATCTCTTTTAACCATGAATAGTTATCATCTTTTTTTAATTCAGTTAATGATTTAGCGTTATCATAATAGTTAATTGAGTTTTTATTTGTCTCATATTCTGTTTTTCTTTCATTTAAGAAGTGATTATAAACAAAACGAATTGACCCAAAATGTTTATTTAACAAAACAATTTGTTCATCATTGGGTTTAAGTTTATATTTATAAGTTATTAACATTAATTTATCAGATTACTCTTATATTAGATAAATATATAAAAATTTTAAAAAAGATTATTTTTATAAAAAAATGTAGTATATTTGCAAAATAAAAATAAGACATATCATCCAAGCCACTAAAGATAACTTGGTTTTCTAGGTATTTGATAAATTATAATAAAATTTTAAAATGGCAAAAAAAACAACAGCAGAATTCATAACTCAATGTTCATTGAAACATAATAACAAATATGATTATTCATTGGTTGAGTACGATGGTGTTGGTAATAAAGTTACTATTGTATGCCCAGAACATGGTGTTTTTGAAAAGATAGCTAGAGACCATAGCAATGGTCAAGGTTGTCCTTCATGTTCTAAGATAGAAAAATATTCATCATATAAATTACCTAAAGAAGATGTGATTAATTCGTTTATAGCTAAGCATGGTAATAAGTACGATTATTCGTTGGTTGAGTATGTTAATTTACAAACCAATATTAAAATAATATGTCCAATTCATGGTGAGTTTGAACAAAGACCATGTGTTCATTTAAGGGGTGAAGGTTGTAAAAAATGTTATTTTAAATATAAAGTAGATAATTTAAATTTGGGTGATGTATTCATTTCTAACGCAAATATTAAATTTGACGATTATTATGATTATTCACTAGTTAACTACCAAAAACATAATATTGTTGTTGATATTATTTGTCCTAAACATGGTGTTTTTAGTCAAAGACCAGATGTTCACCTAAGAGGTGTTGGTTGTATTAAATGTTATAAAGAAAATAAATTAATTAATGATAAATTAAAATTTATTAAAGACTCAAAAAAAACACATAAAGATAATTATGATTATTCGCTAGTTGATTATGTTTCTGCAACAGAAAAAGTTAAAATTATTTGTACAGAACATGGCGAATTTGAACAGACACCCAATAATCATTTAAGTAAAAAAAATAAATGCCCTAAATGTGCTTTAAAATATAATTTAAGTCAAGATTCTGTTAATAATTATTTAAAATCATTAAATATAGATACAGAATTAAATAATAGATTAATATTAAATGGTAAGGAATTAGATATATACATACCCTCACGTAACCTAGCAATAGAATATAATGGTTTATATTGGCATTCTGAAGAATATATCTCTTCAAACTATCATCTAAATAAAACAATTGAATGTGAAAAACAAGGTATTCAATTAATTCATGTATTTGAAGATGAATGGTTATATAAACAAGATATAGTTAAGTCTAGACTATCAAATATACTAGGATTGACACCCAGTAAGATATATGGTAGAAAAACAGAGATACGAGAAGTAACACCAAAAGATTCTAAAGTATTTTTAGATACCAATCATATTCAAGGCAACGTCAACTCAAGTATCAAACTAGGGTTATATTATAATGATGAGCTAGTGTCATTGATGACGTTTGGAACACTTAGAAAATCAATGGGTGGGATTTCTAAAGAAGGTTCATATGAGTTATTTAGATTCTGTAATAAATTAAATACAACGGTTATTGGTGGTGCTGATAAGTTGCTTAAGTATTTTGTAAAGACGTATAAACCCATAGAAATTATTAGCTATGCTGACCGAAGATGGAGTCAAGGTGGGTTGTATGAGAAATTAGGGTTTACACATATACATGATTCTAAACCAAACTATTGGTATATAATAGGTACCAACAGAGAGTATAGGTTTAAACATAGAAAAGATGTTCTAGTTAAAGAAGGATTTGACCCATCTAAAACAGAACATCAGATTATGTTAGAGAGAGGTATAAATAGAATATACGACTGTGGTAATAAGAAATATGTATTAAGTATTTAACCTAAAAATTGTTTGGTTAAATCTGCCGCCTCACGAATTGTTGCAAAACTAATATTTGGTATAAGTAATTGTTTACCAACTTTAACAATTGGAACTTGGTCGGATTTTGTTATTTCATGTATTTGATTATACTCAGCTTCATTTTCTTCTAAGTTAACATCAACATCAATAAATTCTATACCTTCTTCAGTAAGGATATTTTTTAATTCCGTGCAATACGGACAATCTTCTATGGAGTAAATTTTAATCATTTAATTCATTCATTATTTCATCCATCAAATTGATGGTTATTTCTTCGTCACTTAATTTATTATCACCCATTATGGTATCTATAATATCTTTTTTATTTTTAAGTGTTTCCCACATTCTTACAGATATTGTATCCATAAATAGTTGATAATACACATTTACATCATTTTTCTGCCCAATTCGATAGCTGCGGTCTTCTGCTTGTTCATTATTTCCAGTAACCCAATCAAACGAATTAAAGATAACAACGGTTGCTTCAGTAAGTGTAATACCAACACCAGCACTTTTAATATTTCCAACGAATACTTTAACCTTTGGATTGTTTTGAAAGTCATCTACTGATTTTTGTTTGGCTTTGGTTGTCATTGGTCCGTTGTGTTTAACAGATACTTTACCAAAGTGGTTAGCTAATACTTCTAGTTCTTCAGTAAACGATGTAAATACTATCACTTTTCTACCCATTTCTATTGCATTTTCAACCATTTCTATTGTTGAAGGAATAGCTTGCATAGCGATGAATTTTCTTAATAATATAAGTTCAACTAGGTCTTTTTGTGATTCAATTGATTTTTTACCTTCAGCTTTTCTTTTAGCCATATACTCATCCCACAATAAATCATACATCTTCCATCCATTAAGGTCTAATTTATGATACATTGGTGTAACTACTTTATCTGGCATATCCAATGTATCAGTTTTTAAACGTCTAAGAATTATGTTTTTGGTTTTTGCGGCTAGTTCTTCTAGATTACTAGCACCATCAGTTAACCATATTTGCTTTCTTTGCCCATTTTTAAGCGTTCTCATGAACTGTCTACCATCACAATACCTAACAGCAAAGTGTTTCCAATTTTCCGCAATAGGAGACTTAATTATCTTTAATAAATTAAAGAAATCCATTGGTCTATTTGCAACTGGTGTACCAGTCAGTAGCCATACTTTATTTATATTATAGTTTACGGATAAATCCACCATAATCTTACCACGAATACTTTCATGGTTTTTTAGGTAATGAGCTTCATCAATAATAGCTAAATCAAACTTTTGGTTAGCTAAATCTCTAATCAACACTTTTTCTGGTTCACCTTCTTTTTTCTTTTTTCCATCAGTTAATGTATGGAAATTTTTAAGAATATCAAAGTTAATTATTGTAAACTTAGCACTGTTGAATTTCTTCCCATCGATTATTGCTGTATCATCACAAAAAACATTGATTTCACGTTCCCAATTTATTTTTGTTGATGATGGTGCTACTATAAGAATCCTTTCAGCACCACTTTCTAAAGCGGCAACAATTGATTGGGTCGTATTGTGCGTTACAATTGCGTGTTCAGTTGTGTATAGTTTATCATCCGCATCAACAGAAATACAAACAGTCTCAGCTTGACCACATGGTTCAATGTTTTTTATATATCTACCAATTTTATATTTTTTAGGTGGGTTGTATTCAACAGCTTTTCGTTTTAATCTAAACGGATTAAATTGTTCTGGCATTTTAATATTTAATCTGTAAGCTTTTCTACATTCAACAACAGTACCATCTGGTTTTTTATATTTACCAATTTTACTTTTCTTTCTTACAATACCACCCAATGAATGAACAATTTCAGCGACATCATCAGCTAATCTTTCAGATACAGTACAATATTCAGTACCACTAAAATTATCGTTTTTTGATTTCATACAATGACCATCAGTATCCATAAGACCTTGTAATATTGCAAGTCTATTTTCTATACTAGAATATTTGTATATATCTGGAATAAATTTTGTATGTGAACGTGTGTGTTCTAATTTTAAATCATATAATGATAAACCAATATTAATAGAACAAGTTCTACAATTAGGACTATTTTTTGTTTCTTTAAAATTAAAACCACCTAACATTTCATCAAAATCATCTTTATGTAATGTAAATCTAATAAATTTATTTTTAAAATGACCATCACCTAAACCTAAACCTAATAAATATGGTTCAATTGGTAATATATCGTTATTTTCAAATTCAATTGGTTTAACAATTGGAATTTGCCATTTAGAATTACCGTTTTTTTGTTTATAGTATGTTTTAAACTTGTAAGGTTTTTTTCCATTCCTACCAGTTCCTTTTAGTTCTAAAGTTAAATTTTCATCCAACATTTGTTCAGTACTAAGTGTTCTATATTTGTTTTCCCTAGTTTTAGAATTTTCACCAGAATTACATGAAGATACAGCCCATAAATGTGAGCCATCTGTTGTAATAGAATAACCATCATTAAATGTTATCTTATATATATCTTTTAATCCTTGTGGGTAAATACCAATAATATTACATGGTTTACCATTTGAACCAATTATTCTATCACCAATCTTTAAATCACCAAATTTCTTTTTCCCAGTAGGTGTTATAGCTAAAGTACTGGTAATCAAGCCTTTTCCCATCCCCATCCCGTCTCCTAATATACATCCATTTCGTGAAAGAAGGAATTTAACACCTTCTTCTTGGTGTTGGTAAAGCTTTTTACCTTGTTTAGCTAATATGTCGTTATATTGGCTAAAATCAACATCTACGTTGATTGATTCGAAGTATGGGTCATCGGTTACTTGTGTTTTGGGTAGCCAATACATTTTAGATGATTGTTGGTTTCTATTTAGTTTTCCGTATACATGGAATGTCTTTTCAGTTTCGGCTAATATAAATTCGATAAGAATTCTTTGAGGAACGAATGATAAAGCGTCTTGTTTTTGTAATTCTAACCCTAGGTATTCTGTGATATTTATAACACGATTAATCATTTGTGGTTCTCTATCGTGATTTCGAACTATATACTTTGATTGGTTGTCAGTAAGTAATAATTTTTTGTTTTTTTTGTATTCGTGTTTGAGTTTAAGTATATATGGGTTAATACCTTCATAGTTTTCTAACAATGAAAGTGCACTATGGCCTCGTAAGTCATCTAGGTTAATCAAAATGTTGTAATTTTTATTAAATATACTAATTATTTTAAATAAAATCAATAGTTTATTGGTTATTAATAAATTTATAAATATTTATCTATAAAAGCCATGAAAAATAATAAAATTATACCTATCACGAGAATAAACAAGTTTTTTTCAGAGGATGATTACAATTTAGAAATATCTATGAGTCGCGAATCTGTTGAGGGTGATGGTAATTTCGTTGTTATTCTTTATACTGTTGATAGAGAGATGAGTGAGAGTGATATGTTATATGGTGAAGCATCGAAAGATGGAATTAGATTTTTCCCACCTATTGAATTAAAGGTTGTTCCTTTGATTGAAGAGGCTGAAAATAAAGCATATAATAACAATGGTGGTTTGAGATACATTCAAGATGGTCATTTAACCTTTGGTGTGTATGATGCTCAATTAAAAGAACTTAACGCTAGTTTATCATATGGTGATTATATTGGTTATCCGATAAATGAAACTGAGATAAGATATTTTAGTGTGGTTAATGATGGGGTTAAGAATTTTGATAATAAACATACGATAATGGGTTACAAGGCTGCATATCGTACTGTTAAGTGTTCACCAGTGGATAGTTCAGAATTCAGAGGCTTGTAATAATATTAAAACAAATTAAATAATATAAAACATGGGGATGCCTAAAGGTTGGAGAAGCGACATAAACATCAATAGACAAAGAGTCGGACCAGAAAGAAGAGAAGATATTCTAGATGGAATTGCCGATAAAGGTACTTTTTTACCTAAAGGGGTATTGGAGGAGGATATGGACCAATCTGTTGTTGAGTTTGCTGGGTCTGATAAGGGTTTTGGTTTTAGTATTAATGGTGATAAGGTTCCAGTAATTTTCTTAACAATACAAAGATGGACTGAGTTTAGTAAAACATGGCAATTCTCTGATAAATATAAAAATATTGAATTACCATTTATTACAATCATAAGAAAACCAGATATTCAACAAGGTCAAAACCAAGCTGGATTATGGAATATCCCAGGTAATCGTACATATACCTACATGAAAGTTCCAACATGGGATGGTATCAGACAAGGTGTTGATTTATATAAAGTTCCTCAACCAACACCAGTTGATATGACTTATGAGATAAGATTGTTTACAAATAGAATGAAAGATTTGAACAAATTCAATAGAATCATTCAAAGAGCATTTCAATCAAGACAATGTTATATCAATGTTAATGGTCACCCAATGCCTTTGCATTTGGAGGCTATAGGTGATGAGAGTAATGTTGATGATTTTGAAAACAGAAGATTTTACGTTCAATTATTTGAAGTAAAATTATTGGGGTATATTTTGGATGAAGAAGATTTTGAAGTTGTTCCAACAATTAATAGAATGATGGTTACAACTGAAATTGAGGAATCGGTTATTAACCTTGGTGATATAATATTGACACCAAAAATAAATGTAAATGATGTTAATTTCACTTTTGATTTTAAACCTAAGAGTGAAACACAATTTTCGTTTACAAATCAATATAAAGTGATGTTTACGCAATTAACTAATATTAGTGGTATTAGTAGGATAGTTATTTTAGTGAATAATATAGGAGTTTTTGATGGGTCGGTTATGACATCACCTTTGACATTTAATGCAAATGATGTGGTAACAATTAAAATAACAAAAAACTTTAACGATGAAGGGGTTTTTACTTTATTAGGAAATACAATTTAATATGAGCTGTTCAAATAATTCTTCAAGTATAAATCAAATGTTCATTATTGAACCATTGCTAATAACTGGGGACACACCAGTTATTTCTGCATGTACTGCCGTTTATACTGATACTATAATATCTTGTAGTGGTGATGCTGAAATCATATTAGGTACTGGACAGACAATTTTCAATACTAGTATAATACCTTTACTTGATGCTACTATCGATTTAGGTATTCCTTTGCAACGATTTAGAGATATAAACACAGTGAGTGGTACTTCCAGTGTTTGGACATCCACAATAAGTGTAACAACACCTTTATTGGATTTAGGTTACGATTCAATGAGTAATCTAAGACAAATAACAGCAGATAATTCAATAATTCAAGACGATTTTTTACATGGTGGTGTATATTAACAAAACTAACATATTTATATAAAAACAAAAATTAAGACATGGCAATTAGACAAACTACACACATTTTAAAGAATAGTAATATCGTCAATAGACCTTTACCTTCTTCATTATTACAAGGTGAACCTATTGTAAACACAGCTGATGGTATTGTATACTTTTCTGGTGTTACATCATCAACTAACAATTGGACACCAGCTGGTACTGGTACAACAGCTAACTTCTTTGAAGCTGGTTCTAACTTATATGATTTAAAGCTTAGAAATCAAATTACTGCGTATAGTGGTATTACAAATTTAAGTGGTAAGTTCTTATCTGGTACAACTTCTGGATTCGTATTGGCTGATGTATCATCAATTGCTGGTATTGATACTTATGTAACTGGTTTTACATATAGTAACAACTTATTTACAATTAAACAAAACAATGGTCAATCTGATTTAACAGCATCAATTAATACGATGACTGGTTTGACTATTAGTGGTACATTCTCAGCAACAACTCTTCAAGGTAATGGTGCTGCTATTACTGGGTTACCATATGTAACTGGCGGTACAATGGTTTATGTTGGTTCTACTGGCACAACTACTTTCACAAATAGTACTGGTGGTACATTTAATGTTACTGGATTCAAAGATGTATTTACAACTGGTGGTACATATGCAGCTGGTACAACTACATTTACCAACAATGATGGTACTACTTACCAAGTAACTGGTTTAAGTTCAACAGATACATATGTAACTGGTTTAACTTATAATCCAACTAGTAACTTGATTACTTTAGCACAAAACCAAGGACAAGTAGATAAAACAATAAACATTACATCAATGTCTGGTATAACACTATCTAACTTGACAGCTGGTAGAGTTGTTTATGTTGGTACTGGTGGTTTATTAACTGATGAAGCTGGATTTACTTATGATGCTGGAACAAATACATTTAGTGTTCCATCAGATGGTACTGTAAATGTTGGTACTGGTGGTTTAAATGTTGCTGGTGATGCTGTAATACAAGGTTCTTTAACAGTATTTGGTCCATCAATTTCCGCATTTACTAATCAATTATATGTAGAAGACCCTAACATATCACTTAACTATAACCCAACTGGAAATACAACGGTAACGTCTATTGGTGCTGGTTGGACTGTTCAAGATGGTAATGGTGTAAATGGTGGTAATGTTAACTTAAACATAAACAGACTAGATACATTAACTGGTTTAACAGCAACTCAGATACCTAGTATCACAGAGTATACTGCATCAACTGGATACGCTAACAGAGGTTGGATTACGGAATTAAACGATATCGTAATTAGAAGTACGAATGTTAATACACCAAATGGTGTAAGAGTAATTACGGAATTTGACGTACTCGATGGGGGTTTTTACTAGTAACTAATTAGTAATCAATTAGTTAATTTTTTATAGATTTACTTTTAAAATATAATAATTATAATATGCACAATCTTTGGGTTGTGTATATTTATTTTATAGAGGTTACATAACCCAAAATTATAACTCTTTATAGAGATTTTTAAGACATACCATTATATACATGGCAAATAGAAAAAATACGTTTTTAATAAAACGTTCAAATGTTGCTGGCAAAGTTCCAACAGCTGGTGATTTACAATTAGGTGAATTAGCAATAAATACTAGTGACGTAATCCTTTACGCATCTGGAACCACGGCTAATTCAATACTTCCAATTGGTTGGGATAGAGTTGCTAGAACTGGTGATACAATGACTGGTAATTTATACGCACCTTATATTTCTGCCACAACAATATCTGCTACAACATATCTTAATTTGCCATCAATGACTGGTTCTTATCTACCTTTGAGTGGTGGAACTGTTTTTGGTCCAACAATTTATACTGGTGGTTTAACAGCCAACACACTAAATGTGACTGGTTTAACTCAAACTAGTGGTATCACATCTACTGGTGGTATTACATTCAAACAAGTAACTATAAACAGTTCATATACTGCCACTACTAGTGATTATATGATAGATGTAACTGGTGGTACATTTACTGTTACTTTACCTTCAGCTGTTGGTATTCAAGGTAGATTATTGGTTATTAAAAATAATGGTGGGGGTGCTGTTACAGTTGACCCTTACGGTAGTGAAACAATAGACGGAAAACTTTTTGTTATTTTGGGTGAAACAAACTCAATACAAATAGCTAGTAACGGAACAGAATGGGTAGCGTTGGGTTATAATATATCAACAGTTAACTCATCTACTGGTGTGTTTGAATTTACTGGGTTAACAAAATTGACTAGTAGTACATTTAGGGTAGGGCCAATCAAGGGTTGGATAGTTGATGATACGACAAACCCTTTAAGCCCTCAATTATATTATGTAACTTATAGTGGTGGTACTCATACTGCAACTTATCTTAATACCTCAACTGAAACTTGGGTTTATTTAACTAGTGGTGGTACAATATCACAATCAAACATTAATTTGACTGAGAAACAAAGAAGACAAAATATATTCTTAGGTAAATTAGGTCACGCTGATAAAACAAATATTATTAATGCGTTTAGTCAACCAGATTTTGTATTATCACCATTATCACAATTACGTGATATGTTTGACCCTATTGGTTTTGTTAATGAGGGAATTACAGCGTCAGCGAATGGTGCTAATCTAAGTTTTAATACTAGTGCTGGGTATTTACATGGTTTAGGTATCAATTTTGCGAATGACACATTAAACCCTAACGCAATTTATGTTTCTGGGACTTCACCTTGTACTTTTCAATATAGAACTCAAACTGGTGGTACAGCATCTAATGTTACTGTAATTGACCCAACAAAATATGATGTTGGTGGTGTAATAACTTCATTATCTGGTACCAAAGCAACTAACCAAAGAATTTATTTAGTTCAAAATGGGGTGTTTAGAGTTCAATACGGACAAACAGAATATTCAACGTTAGCTCAAGCTATTGCTGCTATTGCATCAGAACCTTTTATTGAGTTTACTAATTTTCAAAATAACGGTATTTTGATTGGTATACTTTCAGTATTAAGTTCTGCAACTGATTTAACCGATGATAGTAAAGCTATATTTTTTAATGTATCAAAATTTGGTGATTCAGCTGGAGCAGCTGGTGGAGCAGCAACAACTACATTACAACAAGCATACAACAACTCTGTAAATCCAGAAATAACTACAAATTCAACGTTAGATGCTTTATCAATCAAAAATGGTACTGGAAATGCTGATAATACAACTAATTTAATAGAAGGATTAAATACTGCTGGTAATACTACATCATTAATAAGAGCTGACGGTTATATTTCTGGTACAACATTCCAATCAAATGGTTTTAGAGCAAACAATAATGGAATTACAGCAACTACAATATCAGCTACTACATATTCTAACTTACCTATCGATGTAAGAGTAACTGGTGGTACTTATAGTTCTGGAACTGCTACATTTACCAATAACACTGGGGGTACGTTCACAGTAACTGGTTTCAGTGATGGTGGTGGTAGTACATTTAGTGGTGGGACTGTTACTGGTCCAACAACATTTACGAATGGTTTAACTGCAACAACTATTTCTGCTACTACATATTTTAATTTACCAGTAAATACTGATGTATTTGTAACTGGTGCGACTTATTCTAATAATACATTTACATATACCAATAATACTGGTGGTACATTTAATGTATTATTTAATACTGTTACTGGTCTTACAGTTAATGGTAATTTAACAGTAACTGGGGGTACTCAATCATTATTCTCTGGGTTTAGTTCAGTTGAAATGGTTAAGATTATTCAGTCTGGTTCTGGTGATGCATTTGTTGTTCAAGACCAAGCTAACGGTGATACATCTCATTTTGTTATCAACGCAAGTGGTAATACTGCTATTGGTTTAACAGCACCTATAGGTAATGATAAATTAACAGTATCTGGAAATACAACAATATATGGTACTTTGAGTGCAACTACATATGCTGGTTTACCAAATGCTGGTGTGTTAGTTGTCCCAATAGCAACGTCTAGTGTTGCAATAGGTACTGGTTCAAATGATTACTATCTAAATTTTAAAATACCTTATAATTTAACTATAAGTAAAGTTGATTTTTCAGTTTCAACCGCTGGTTCTGATAGTGTTAGGATAGGTATTTATAGAGGTCAAGATTTAACAGCTGTTTTGGTTGGTCAGAGTACTGGTGGTACAGTTTCAACATTAAATTCTGTTCCAATAGTTGCTGAATCTGGACAAAATTTAACCTTTAGTGGTGGTAGTTGGATTGTTATTGGTGTGGCTGTTGGTGGGACAACGACTAACTTATATGGTTCTGCTTGTCCATCTAATAATTTAATAGCTTGGACGAATACAACAGATAGTGCTGGCGGTTTCCCAGCCAATCCTAGGAGTAAAGGTGGTACTAGAACTAGTTTTCCTTCAATTGAATTAACACTTGCTTAAAATTAATAATATGGATAATATAAAGATAGAATTTTTAGGTTATGGTGCTGAAGTTACCATCGGACAATTAAATGATTTACAATCAAATTATATCTTGGCACATCAAATTGAATGTAATACTAATGTACCTATTTTAGACCAAAACAATCAACTAACCTACGAGAATTGGAGTAGTGTTAATAGTCATGCTTCATTTTACGGTGCTTCATATAGTAGTTGTCAAATTAATATATTGGTTAATGATGAGCCGTATACTTTATCAAATAGGGTAGAGGTAAACGACTATGTTGTAAAGGAAAATAATAGTAATTATTTAATTTCAATACAACATTTAAATGGTACTATTTTTAATTATGAATTTGAAGTTGATAATTTTGATGAAACTAAATTAGTTTTTTTAATTAAAAATATTGATAGTTTATTTTGGGGTGAATTAATTTATGGTTTAGAATACGATAATAATATATTAACTAGTATTGGTGAAATAAATGTTAATTATCATTTTGAAAACATACTAATAAAAAATAATATGGTATCACCTATACAAAAAATATAATAAAAAGCACATCTGGATACAGTTAATTATTTCCATCTTTTATTCAACAACAATAGGTTTAGTGTTGTGTGCTGGTGGAGCTGGAGGTTTGGTTATTATAACATGTTGGTATTATCTTTAAAATATATTTTTTATTACCACAATCATAGATTCTATTAAAACCCCTTTCTTCCATTATTTCACGTTCCGTTTTGTTTTTATCAAAACCTTCTTTAACTAGAACGTCTTTTCTGTATTTAAATCTATATTCTCGTTTACAATTATTAATATAGAAATAATTTGGTTTTGAATTATGTATAAATTCAAATCCCAATTTTTTATACAATTGACCTTGACTCCATCTTCTATCAGCATAACTAATAATCTCATTGGGTTTATATGTCTTTATAAAGTATTTTAATAATTTATCAGCTCCACCTATAACCGTTGTATCTAGTTTATTACAGAATCTAAATAATTCATATGCGTCTTCAATTGAATTATTACCCATTGATTTTCTTAAACAACCAAATGTCATAAGACTAACCAACTCATCATCATAATATAACCCTATATTATATTTAGAGTTAATACCACCTTGAATATGGTTATTGTTAAGAAATTCTTTAGCTTCTTTTGAAGATATCTCTTTAATAATACATTTTCTACCGTATATTTTGATAGGTGTTAACCCTAAGATATTCATTAATCTAGATTTAACAATATCTTGTTTATATAACCATTCATCTTCAAATATGTGAATTAATTGAATACCTTGTTTTTCACATTCAATTGTTTTATTTAGATGGTAATTATTTATTTTAAATTTCTCAGAATGCCAATATAAACCATCAAATTCGATTGCTATATTATGTGATGGTATGTATATATCTAATTCTAATGGTTGTATTATTTTTCTAGTGTTTTCTTCAAATAATAATTTTAATGAAGAAATAAATTCTTTAACTTCACCTTCTGATTTATCATACCTAAGACTACATTTAGGGCAATCTTGTTTTTTTGAAACGTGATTATTAGGTGATTGTTTAAAAATCCCATGTTCTTTACATATTATATCAATATATGTTTTATTATTGGTATAAGTAACCAAAGAATAATCGTATTTATCACCATGAACTGAATTAGCACAATAGATAAAGTTTTTATTAGTTTTTTTTTGGTTATTAACACATTTAGGACAACCACTACCACTCAAATGATTATTTGGTTTTGTTAAAAAACTACCATGTTCTTTACATATAATCTCTACTTTAGTTTTATTATCAATATAATTAACCAAAGAATAATCGTATTTATCGCCATGGACTTGTTTAGCCTTTTTAATAAAACCATTAGTATTTTCTTTTTTTAATAAATTACCACAAATAGGACAACCTTGTTTATTTGAAATATGATTTGTTGGTGCTTGATTAAATGTTCCGTGTTCTGGACATATTATTTTTACTTTTGTTGTTGAATCTATATAGTCAACTAGAGAGTAATCGTATTTATCACCATGAATAATTTTAGCCTCACCTATAAATTGGCTTGTTGTTTTATTTATCCCAACACATTTTGGACAACCATTACCAGATAAATGACTATGTGGTATTTGATTAAAAATACCATGTTCTTTACATATTATATCAATCTTAGTTACTGAGTCAATATAATTAACCAACGAATAATCGTATTTATCACCATGAATTAACTTAACTTTATTGATATATTCATTATTCGTTATTTTATTCATACCACATTTTGGACAACCTTGACCAATCAAATGTTTTTTTGGTGTTTGTTCAAAAATACCATGTTTAAAACATTTTATTTCAACTTTAGTTGTATTATTAGTATAATTAACCAACGAATAATCGTATTTATCACCATGAATTAACTTAACTTTATCAATAAAGTTAATAGTTTTATTCACCATACATATCTTCTTTATCTTTATTTTGAGGTTTTAAGATACAATTACGTTTAATTCATAATTCTGTATATGCAAACATTTTAAGACCATTATCTTCACAATACTTTTTAAGTATTTGGTGGGTATTTGTTGTTATTTTTAAGTTTTTATCTCTTTTCATTGTGTTTTTAATAGTATATATGACAAAAGTATGAAAAAAATCATAATAAAACAAATTATTAATTTTTTTTTTCAATTCTTTTGAAAAAAACTTAATATTTATAATAAAGAACTGAATAAAGTAAATAATAACAAAAACAAAAAAAGAAACTATGCCAAATCAAGTATTTGTTTCCCCAGGCGTATACACGTCTGAAAGAGACTTAACATTTATAACACGTAACGTTGGTGTTACAACTTTAGGTATGGTTGGTGAGACTAAAATCGGTCCAGCATTCCAACCTATTTTTATTACCAATTATGATGAATTCAATTCATTCTTTGGTGGTTTAGATGCTACTGTAATTAAAGACAATGGTGCACCAAAATATGAATTACCTTATATTGCAAAATCATACTTATCACAATCAAACCAATTATTCGTAACAAGAGTATTAGGGTTATCTGGTTATTATGCTGGTTTATCTTGGGGTATTGCATTGGATGCTGCATTGGATGAATCAACAGTTGTTGAAACAGCAACTAACGTATCATACGCACCATTAATTAGTTATACAGCTACTTCTGCTGGTACAATCGTAACATTAGTATCTACTGAACCTACAATTCAAACCCTTATTGATAACGGACAATTAAGTTCACAATTAGCATTTTTAGGTAATGCAAGTATTGGTACAGTAACAGTTCCTCCCATTCCAGTAGAATACTATAAAAGTGGTTCATCATTCTACGGTGCTAGTTTTAGTTTGTCAGTTAATGCTAATAACTTATTGACACATGGAACTGGTATTATAACTGGTACTACATCTGGTGATGTTACTAATTATAGTGGTTCTTCTTACACTGATGTTGAAAACCAAATAGTTGCTTTGTTACGTTCTAGAGGTTCTGTTGATACTAGTAGTCAATTACCATTATTCGAAATAACTGGTTCAACTAACATTGGATTTGATTCAACAGTAACTAGTTCTGTTAATGACCCACTTGGTGTATTTTCAATTAGTGGTACATCAACTAGACAAGGTGCTTTTGATTATACGTTGTCATTTGATTCAACTAAAACTAGTAAAATTAATAAAGTATTAGGGAGAAATAATGATGATGGTAACACAGCATTATTTGTTGAGGAATATTTTGAAAATTTATTTAACACAAATAATAAATTAAAAAAGATTAGAGGAATTAAACAAGCGTTGGTACCATATGTTAATGAATTTAGTGATTATCTACAAGAATTTCAACCAGCTATTACTCCATGGGTAGTTTCTGAGTTACGTGGTAATAAAGTATTGAAATTATTTAGATTTACAACAATTACTGATGGTAATGCAGCTAATGAACAATTTAAAATTTCTATCGTTAACATCAGACCAGACACAAAACAATTTGATGTTCGTATTAGAGCTTTTAATGATTCAGATACATTACCTAACCCATTAGAATCTTTCTCTAACTGTGTTATGGACCCAGCGTCTAATAATTATATTGGTAGAATGATTGGTACGTTGGATGGTGTTTATAAATCTAAATCTGCATACGTTTTATTAGAAATTGATGATACAACTAATAATAGTGATGCATTCCCAGCTGGTTTCGTTGGATACCCAATCCGTGATTACCAATCTAACTCAAATACTACAGTGGTTGACCCAGCTATGTTATATAAAACTGCTTATACAGCGTCCGAAGTCAAAAATAAAGCGTATTTAGGTATTTCAAATACTGTAGGTATTGATGCGGATTTCTTTGATTATAAAGGTATACCTCAAACAATAAACCCTAACATTTGGACTGGTTTAACTAATGGTTTCCATATGGATATTTCAGCTTCTGCTGTAACAATCGATAACGTTAAAATTTTAGTTTCTGGTACTCCAGCTAATGGTGTATATTATTCACCAATCTTTAAATTTGACACTGGTGATTCGCAATTTAGAACTGAAGCTGGTTTAATTGGTGGTCCTTATGAAAAATTAAACGCTCGTAAATTTACTTTTGTACCTTACGGTGGTTTTGATGGATGGGATGATTATAGAACAAGAAGAACAAACACTGATAAATACACAATAAATGGTACTTATGGTGCTTCTGGTTTACTTAGTGGAACATTTAAAAATAGAACATTAACAAGTGGTGATTTAGGTATTAATTCTGATTACTATGCTTACTTAGAAGGAATTTGGACATTCAAAAATCCAGAAGCTGTTAATATCAACATTTTTGCAACACCAGGTATTGATAACTGGGATAATACTAACTTAGTTGAAGCTGCAATTGAAATGACTGAAATCGATAGAGCCGATTCATTATACATCATGACAACACCAGATACTTCTGCTGATGGTCAAATATTAGATGTAAATGAGGTTGTTGATAGATTAGATGGTAACTATGATAGTAACTACTCTTGTACTTATTGGCCATGGATTCAAATTGATGATAAAGAAAATAATGTACTTATCTATACTCCACCAACACGTGATGTAGTTAGAAATATTGCTTTGACTGATAATATCTCTTACCCATGGTTCGCAGTTGCTGGGGTTAATAGAGGTGATGTTGACGCTATTCAAGCAAGAGCTAAATTAACACTTGCTGGTAGAGATATCCTTTATGATAATAGAATTAACCCAATCGCTACTTTCGCATCTGACGGTATCAAAATATGGGGTAATAAAACACTTCAAGTTAAAGAAACAGCTCTTAACAGAATCAACGTTAGACGTTTATTGTTACAAGCTAGAAAACTTGTTTCTGCTGTTGGTATCAGATTGTTATTCGAACAAAACGATACTATCGTAAGAAACCAATTCTTAAGCCAAGTTAACCCAATCTTAGATAACATTAGAGCTCAAAGAGGTTTAACAGACTTTAGAGTCGTTCTTTCAAATGACCCAGAAGATTTCGATAAAAACCAATTAACTGGTCAAATCTTCTTGAAACCAACGCGAGCTTTAGAGTTTATTCAGGTGGAATTTGTAATAATGAACACTGGGGCTTCATTTAATAATATTTAAAATAACCCAAATAAAAATAAAAAACCCTAACTTAATAAGTTGGGGTTTTTTTATATACCATAGTTCCGCAATCATATATTCTATATATTTTCCTTTCTAGCATTATTTGATGCTCTGTAAGGTCTTTATTGTACCCTTGATTAACTAGTATTGATTTTCTAAAACCAAATCTATGTTTTCTTTTATTATTTATTATATAGTGATAATTAGGATTACTATTATGGGTGTTTATAAATTTTAATTTATTATATAACCCACCTTGGCTCCATCTTCTATCAGCGTAGCTAATAATTTCTTTTGGTTTATATGTTTTTATGAAATATTTTAATAACTTATCAGCTCCACCAATAACTGTTGTATCTAGTTTGTTGCAGAATCTAAGTAATTCGTATTGATTTGAGTCACCACCCATAGCTATCCTACCCTTACCAAATGTCATCAAAGATACTAACTCATCATTATAATACAACCCTAGTTTGATGCTTGAGTTGACGTTGCCTTGAATATGATTGGTATCTAAAAACTCTTTAGAATATTTAGGTGACACTTCTTTTACAACTGTTTTCCTAGCGTATATTTTATTGGGTGTTAATCCTAAGATATTTGATAGTCTAGATTTAACTATATCTTGTTTATCTCTCCACTCGTCTTCAAATATGTGAATTAATTGTATACCTTGTTTCTCACATAATTCGGTTTTATTTAGATGATAGTTTGATGGTTTATGTATTTCAGAATGCCAATATAAACCATCAAATTCGATTGCTAGATTATGTGATGGTATATATATATCTAATTCTAATGGTGATATTATTTTTTTAGTATTTTCAACATATAACACCCCAATTGATTTGATAAACTCTTTCACCTCACCTTCAGATTTATCATAATTTAAACCACATTTAGGGCAACCACAACCTCTTAAATGTGAATCAGCTAATTGTGAAAATTCACCATGTTCTGAACATATAATATTTACATAATCTTTACAATTAAGGTAGTTAGATAATGAATAATCATATCTATTGTTATGTGTTAAATTAGCTTCTATTATAAACTCTTCAGTTGTTTTTGTTTTCTTTTCAGTTATTGATAACCCTTTGCATTTTGGACATCCATTACCGCCTAAATGATTATTTGGTGCTTGCTCAAATTCACCATGAATTGGACATATAATTTTAATTTTATTTTTGCTATTTGTATAATCAACAAGTGAATAATCATATTTATCACTATGTGTTTTTTTAGCTTTTTCTATAAATAAAGTTGCATCCATAAAATATCCACTACATTTTGGACAACCATGACCTTTTTTATGTGTATTGAATGTTTGTTCAAATATACCATGTTCTGAGCATTTAATCTTAATGGGTGTTTTTTCAGATACGTATTCAACCATTGAATAATCGTATTTATCACCATGGACTTGTTTTAATGCATTAATAACATCATTATTGTCTTTATCTCTACCAAAACATTTTGGACAGTTGCTACCACTCATATGAAGTTTAGCATATTGTTTAAACTCACCATGTTCACCGCAAATAATGGTAACATTACTATTAGCATTTTTATACTCACATAAAGAGTAATCATATTTATCACCGTGTATTTTTTTTGACTTTTCAATAAATTCTTCTGGTGATATTTTATAATTAACACTGCATTTAGGACAACCTTGCTTTCTACTTATATGTTTTTCTGGTGTTTGTTCGAAAACACCATGCTCTGGACAAATTATTTTAACTTTCTTTTTAGTACTAACATATTCAACCAATGAATAATCATACTTATTAGAATGTATTAAAATAGAACTCTCTTTAAACTTATTTAATTTTTCCATATTACAAATATACTAATAAATATCTAATAAGTCAAACAATTAATTAATATTTTGTTATTATTAATAATGGTGATGTTTTTTTTTGTTTATGTAGATATTTATATCTAAACACATAAGATGAAATTAAGGATAACTACAGAGCAATATAATGCTATTTTGATTAGAGAACAAAAAGAACGTTCTAATAAAATGCAATTAACTGAAAATGTTCTTATGGGTTTTTCTAAGATGATTGGTGTTCCTTTGACTGGTAGAAACAAAATTGATGCTGAGAAAGCATTGGATGATAAAGATATAATCTTAAAGATTAAAAACACGCTTGAAGATAAGGGTAAATTAAAATCATTGGTTGATTCATTGGAGGAAAAGGGTATGAAAGAACCTAATTCTAGGATTGCTAAAGACGCTCAGAAAATTATTGATGATTATAATGCTTTGGCTACTAAAAATGGCTTAAAAGACATGTTAGGGTTAGATGCGTTAACAAATCTTAATGATTTAGATAAATCAACTAAGAATTAATCATTATTTTCTTCTAATATACCATAGATAAATTCAATTATTTCTGGAATACCGTATTTTTCTTGCCATTCACCTTCTTTTAGGTTTAATGTATCATATTTTTTATCGTACAATACAAAGAGTTCTTCACTAGAAAGTTTATGTTCTATGTTATTTTTAATTAGGATTGATTTAACCAACCCACATATCATTTCACCAGTGATATAGGTTATCCAATCACATTCATCTAATAGTTTATCTAAAGAATCGTTGTATTGTGATAAAAGTTCTTGTTGTGTTATATCTAATTTTTTCATATTTTAATTTTTTTGGTATAAACCTTATTACCACAATCATATATTCTATATATACCTCTTTCTAACATGATTTCACGTTCTGTTTTGATTGGGTCAAATCCTTCTTTGATTAATATGTCTTTTCTATATTTAAACCTATATTCTCTTTGTGTGCCTAATATATACCAATAGTTAGGTTTAGAATTATGAACAAACTCAAACCCTAATTTTTCATATAAATTGCCTTGACTCCATCTTCTATCAGCGTAGCTAATGATTTCTTTTGGGTTATGTGTCTTTATAAAGTATTTTAATAGTTTATCAGCACCTCCAATAATTGTTGTGTTTAACTTATTACAAAACCTAAATAACTCATATGTACCATCGATGTTAGTAGCACCCATTGATTTTCTTAATAATCCAAATGTCATAAGACTAACTAATTCATCATTGTGATATAAACCTAATTTAATTTTAGCATTCACATTACCTTGTATGTGGTTATTATCTAAAAATACTTTAGAATCTTTAGGTGAGACTTCTTTTATAATACAATTTCTACCATATATTTTATTGGGTGTTAATCCTAAGATATTTGATAGTCTAGATTTAACTATATCTTGTTTATTCAACCATTCATCTTCAAATACATGTATTAATTTAATATCTAAAGATTCACACAGTTCAGTTTTATTTAAATGATAATCATTATGTTTATATAACTCAGAATGCCAATATAAACCATTGTATTCAATAGCTAAGTTATGAGATGGGATGTATATATCTAGTTCTTTACCATTTAGTATTGTTCTATTGTTATTGGTAGGGGTTACATTTAATGTTTCTAAGAAATTAAAAAGTTCAGTTTCTGGATAACTTAAATTACTTTTTAAATTAACACATGTTTTACAAATTGGTATTTTATTTCTAAGTCTATAATTTATTTCATTGTTGTTGAATTCACTTATATTTTCACAAGTTTCACATTTAATTTCATAAAGACCACAATCATTATTTATTATATTTATATTTGAGAATTTATCTTTATTTTCAATTCTAATTTTAATTTTTTTAGATTGTGCTGGGTATTCAGTACCATATTTTTTAATAGAGCCTTCTTTAAATATTTGTTTAACTCTATCTAATTTCATTACGTTATCAACACCGTATCTTTCTATATTTGTTTTTATTGTTTTTAATTTAATATCGTCAGATGAAAAAGGTGTTGAACCACCATATTTAACATTATTTGTTTTTTTTACGTTTTCTTTATGTTCATTGTTTTTATTTGTACATTTTAATGAGCAATATTTACCATAACCATTATTTAGTGATTTACCAAATTTTAATTGTTTATTACATTCTAAACATTCTGGGTGTGAGGTCTCATTATTGATGAAAAACCAAATTTTTTCTTTAAATGTATAAGTGTTAAAATTATGTTTATTGGAGTAGTCATTAATCATACTATATAAATCATTAAATTTATTTTTTAACTTGTTTTCACACGTTTTCCAACCAGATTTATTATCTGTTAAAAAAAAATTAGAATAATCAAGTTTATTTTCCATTTATAGATATTTATTAACAAAGATACTAATAATTATCTTTTAAACAAATAAAATAATACAAAAAATTAAAATTTTATACCATGGGTGACTTATTAATGAAAATGCCATTACCATATGAACCAAAAAAGAAAAATCGTTGGTTGCTTACATTCCCTTCAGATTTAGGGATTCAACAATGGTGGTTATCATCAGCATCAAGACCTTCAATCACACAAAATGAAGTAGAAATACCTTTCCTTAACACATCTACATGGGTTATTGGTCGTTTTACTTGGGAATCAATAGATGTAACTTTCCGTGACCCGATTGGTCCATCTGCTGCACAAGCAATTATGGAATGGGTACGTTTACATTCTGAATCAATCACTGGTCGTCAAGGTTACGCGGCTGGATACAAGAGACCAGTTGAACTTGAGATGCTTGACCCAACGGGTGTTGTTATTGAGAAATGGTTATTGGATGGTACCATGTTAACGAACGTTGGATTCGGTGATTTATCGATGGATGATGATGGAATTGCTGAGATTACAACTACATTGCGTTTTGATAGAGCAATCTTACTATTTTGATATTTATCTGATTATCAATTACTTACAAAAATACTATATCATTTTATTATGATATAGTATTTTTTTTTATATTAAATTTTCATTTATCCTTGTATACCTATATATTTATCGGTATATTTGTATAAAAATAAAATAGTATGGATTATAAAAATTTCTTCACCACTGATAATAAATCTGGGTGGAAAACTAGAGAGTCGTTATTAAAAAAAAATGAACCAAAAATATATGATGAATTAAAAATTTTCATAGTTAAAAATAATTTAAACGAATTACCATTTAAACAACAAGTTTGGCATTTTATTAATAATGACACTGAGATTAAAAAATGTTTAGGTTGTGGTGTTAATGTAGAATTTAGAGATACTCTACTTAAAGGTTATCGTAATTTTTGTTCTTTACCATGTGCAAATAGTAGTGGTTTATTAGAGAAAAGAGCATCAGAAGCAATTAAAATTAAGTATGGTGTTGATAGTTTTCCTCAACATGAGTCGTTTGTTGGGAAGGTAAAACAAACTAAATTAGATAAATATGGTGATGAGAATTATAATAATATCCCAAAAACATTAAAGACACAAGGAAATAAAATACATAATAACAAATATGACTATTCATTGGTTGACTATGTTAATTCCAAAACTAAAGTTAAAATCATTTGTCCAATACATGGTGTCTTTGAACAAAGATTTAGTGACCATTTAAGAGGTCAAGGTTGTTCAAAGTGTGGTGATTTAAATTCTTCTAATTCTAGAAAAATGGGGTTGGATGAGTTTGTTAAAAGGTCTAATATTAAACATAATAACAAATATGACTATTCATTGGTTGAATATGTTAACTCAAAAACTAAAGTTAAAATCATTTGCCCAATACATGGTGTACATGAGCAAAGACCAGAATCTCATTTAATAAATGGTGGTTGTAAATTATGTGGTATTTTATCAAATTCAAAAAGTAGAACAAAATCAATTAGTGAATTTATAGATAATGGTAATCAAATCCATAATAATAAATATAGTTATGAAAAAGTTAATTATATTAATGCTACAATTAAAGTAACAATTAATTGTCCCATACATGGTGATTTTGAACAAATCCCAGATAATCATTTAACAAAAAAATATGGTTGTAGTAAATGTAGTAATTTAGGCACATCTAGGCCAGAATCTAATTTAAAAGATTTTATTAATTCATTGGGTATTCAAATCGAAGAAAATAATAGGGTGATATTAAATGGGAAAGAATTAGATATCTATATTCCATCTAAAAATATAGCTATTGAATATGATGGGTTGTATTGGCACGATGATAATCACGTAAATAATAATTATCACTTAAATAAAACAATTGAATGTGAGGATAATTCAATTCAACTTATACATGTATTTGAAGATGAATGGAGAGATAAACAAGAGATAGTTAAGTCTAGATTGATGAATATCTTAGGGTTAACATCTAATAAAATATATGGTAGGAAAACACAGATAAGAGAAGTAACACCAAAAGATTCTAAAACATTTTTAAATACCAATCATATTCAAGGCAACGTTAATTCTAAAATTAAATTAGGATTATATTACGATGATGAATTGGTATCTTTGATGACGTTTGGTTTATTACGAAAATCATTGGGGTCTATATCTAAAGAAGGTTCATATGAATTACTTAGGTTCTGTAATAAACTAGACACAACAGTTATTGGTGGTGCGGATAAGTTACTTAAATACTTTATAAATACATACACACCCATAGAAATAATCAGCTATGCAGATAGAAGATGGAGTCAAGGTAATCTATATAAAAAGTTGGGTTTTGATTTTGTTCATGATTCATCACCTAATTATTTCTATGTGATTAACAATAAACGCGAATATAGATTTAAATACAGAAAAGATGTTCTAGTTAAAGAAGGGTTTGACCCGTCTAAATCAGAACGTCAAATAATGAAAGAAAGTGGTTTTAATAGAATCTATGATTGTGGTAATAAGAAATGGTTATTAAAAATTAAATAACAATAGTGTTTTTTTAGTTTTAAGTAGTATTTATATATTAAAAGACTATGAGAAAATCAGATAAAATTAAAAATTTCAAAAAGGTTAATTTATTAACTGAACAACGTTATTTTGAATCAAAAGGTATTAGTGGTCCAGAGATTGATATTGATGGAATTACTGATTCTTTGGTTGCAACTACAATGCATGGTGGTGATGATAACACAGTTTATTTGAGAGCTAAAGATTCATTGGCTGATTCTAATGACCAAGTAAAAGGTGAATTTTATACTATGTTAGCTAACAAAATGGATGCTAATAACTTAACTAGTCAAGCACAACAATATAGAAGTATCACACAACAATTCAGAAGCGAATTTTAAAAATAAATAAATAAAATAAGAAACCACTTTAACGAGTGGTTTTTTTATTTTATATGGTTTCTATTTACAAAAAACGTTTAATATCTATATTTATCATTAAAGTTATAACAAATTTAATAATAAGTTTTATATGGACATTAAACCCAACGTTTTTCCTAGTCAACAACAAATGGAAGCGATTCAATCGGAAGAAGCTAAGAAAGCTGCTTTTGAAGCTGAGAAAGCACAAGCAACTAACGAAATCTATTCAAATGCTGCTTTACCATCAGATACACCAGAAGGTCATCAAAATGCGGTAGAAGCTATGAGAATGCGTACACAGAAACAACTTGAAGCTAAGAATACATCTGGTAAAGTACAACACCCAGAATTATCTGAAAGAGTTATTCAACGTGTTGAACAACCAACTCAAGTTCAAGAAGACCCAAATGCTGAATTGTTAAGAAAAAGAGATGAACAATTAAGAATAAACCAAGAGAACATTTTAAGATATCAACAACAAGCTAATCAAGCATCAGCTAGAGGAAATGATAATGTTGAAACTAACTCTGGGTTATATGAATTAAATAACGAAACAAATATGAATCAAAATCAACAAGGTACACCAAATAATTTCAATAATAATTATGTACCACCAACACCTCCATCGGTTCCACCTACTAATAATTTTACTAGTTATGGTCAGAACCCATCTAATATAGACCCGTATATCTATGAGATTAGTCAACCTAATTACAACGCTCCATTTGATGTGATTCCTTTACCTTCTCAAGGTAAAATGTATCCAAGTAAAAAACCAAATGTAAAAGTTGCGTATATGACTACAGCTGATGAGAATATTCTTACTAGTCCAAACTTATTGGCTAGTGGTGAGTTCTTGGAGATTCTTATCAATAGAAAACTTTTAGAACCTAGTATTAGATATAGAGATTTAACAGTTGGTGATAGAAATGCTATTATGCTTTGGTTAAGAGCAACTGGTTATGGTGAAATGTATCCAGTTACTATTTATGACGAGAATAACAAACCATTTGAAACTGATATCAATCTACAAGAGTTAAACACAAAAAACTTAGGTGCTGAACCAGATTCTGAAGGGTTGTTTGATTTTATTCTACCATTATCTAAAAATCAAATTAAATTTAAGTTTTTAACATGTGGTGATGTTGATGATATTGAAAGAATCATAGAAGAAGAAAGAGAGAAGAAATTACCAATCGATAACACAACAACGTATACTATTGAAAGAATCATTGTTGATGTAAATGGAACGAGAGATAAAAATTATATTAAAGATTTTGTATCAACACTTAGAATTGGTGATGGTAAAGCTTTGATGGATTATATTGCAAGTATTGAAAGTGGCATTGACCTAAATATCAATGTGACGACCCCAGGGGGAGGGTCGGTCGCTACCTTTCTTCCGCTTAACATGCGATTTTTTTGGCCTAACAGCTAACTATAAGATACCTTTATTGGAAGAGGTTTGGATTTGTACTCAACATATGAAAAACATGACGTATTCAGATGTTATGGCAATGCCAACCTATGAAAGAAGATATTACTTAGGTATGCTAACCAAGGATTTCGAAAGAAGACAAGAGCAAATAGAAGAACAGAAAGAACAACAAACCACTAGTGGTGGTAAAGGGTCTAGAACGTCAAAAGTATCTGGACAGCAATTGAAAAATAGCATTAATAATGGAAATATACCATTACAATAATAAAATCCCCAATAGTTGGGGATTTTTGTTTTAATAGATATTTATAAATAAAATCAATATGAAAGTCAGATTAACAGAAGCCCAATATAAAGCATTAGAGAAGTTTATTGAGGAAGCTAGAGCTGCTGAAGCACCAGTTTCATTAAAAAACCTATTCAATGATAACCCAGAAGCTAAATACTTTACTGTTGTTCAAAGACTTAAAGGTGGTAGTGATGATGAGTATCATTTTCAATTTGTTGACCAAGATGGTCATAAAGGTATCAAAGATGTTAATAAAATAGGTAAAACCAAAGGTTGTGAGATTGATTTAAAACCAGATACAATGATTTATGGTAATACATTCTCAGTGTCTTTTGGTAGTTGTGGTACTAGAACAATAAACAATGTTATTGCTGTTAAGCTTTATGCTGATGAAAACTCTCTTAAGAGTGGTCATGAGATTGATAGTATGGAAATTGAGCATGAATTGGATGAGACACCAGAAGGATTGGCTAATAAGTATTATGAGATGTTAAAGAATATAAATATAGACCAAGAAATTTATATTGATAGTAAAAACAAATGGGATGGTGTTGTAATAGCTAAAAGAAATGATAGTATTGAGATAAAGATATATAAACATGGTATTCCTATAAATGAAGCGGATGATGATTCTGATATGGAATGGAATACACAACCTAAGACACAAGAACCACAACAGCAAAAGGCTAAACCAACTAGAAAAGATATTATATTAACTTTAGATATGACAACAAACCCTTTCTATGTTGAAAATGGTAAATTAATGTTAAAAGGTATGTCATACGATAATACAATAGAAAAGAAATCAGAATTTATTGTTCCAATTAAAAAATTCACAACAAATGCTGGTGATTCAAAAATACCAAAATCAGAAAAATCAGATACAAAGCCAGAGACACAACCAGAGGTTGATAACCCAGAAGATGTTGAGTCTGAAGAAGAATTAAGGAAACAAGCAATAGAAGCTTATAAAATGATTTTAGGTGATAAAACTTTACAAAAAGTTTTTTATAAACACCCAACAACATTAGAGTATCTTGTTGCCGCTATTAAAAATAAAAAAGCACTAGGTAAAAACATAGTACCAACATTACAGTTATTAAACAGTTATGGTTCTGAAAATTTAAACAAAGAATTAGGTGCCGAATTTATACAAGGAAAATCAGTTAATTTTGAACCGTATAATACACCATATTCAATTGAGGTTGATGGTGGTAAATTCCAATTAAATACTGGAGTTCCAAGACGTGGAGTTGTTAGAAAATTTAAATTTGAAAAGAAACATTATATCATTGATAGTAAAGAAACTAATGGTAGTGGTGTTAAAATAATAGTTAAGTCAGCCACTGAAGCTGAGAATGTATTTAAATGTGAATTGATTAGATATGTTAGAGATAATCAAAACCAAATAAAAGAATATAAATATAATGGTGATGCTTATTTTAAATTTGACGCAAGCAGTGGTGATGGTTATAAACCAATACCTAAAAATGAACGAAAACCAGTAGAATAAAACATTTAAAAATTAACAAATGGCAAATTTAACAAGAGCTCAAATAGCTGATATTAATAGATTATTAAAAGAACAAGCTCAACTACAACAAGAAATTAATAGTGGTTTAGATGGCTATTTAAATGCTTTGAAACAAGTTAAGGCTATTGATGAATCAAAAAAGGCTATTGATGAAAAGATAGTTGCTTTACAAGACCAATTAACTCAAGGTACTCAAGATGAAAAGAATATTGCTGCTGCTAAGTTAAAAATACTTAAGGATGAACTTGAATACCTCACGAAAAGAGGTGATATGATTAAAGAGCAGCTTAAGGATGCTAACAAAATGAAGATGACATTTGCTGCAATTGCAGCAAGTACTCTTAAAGGTTTTAATAACTTACCTAATTTAATTCAAAACTCTTTTGGTAAACTTAAATCTTTTGGTTTATTTGAAATGGATAAGGCGATTAGAATGTCTGCCACTGAAATGGGTAAGTTTGGTAAAAACGCTGACGCATTAAGGACTTCAATAGAAAATACTGCTGCAACAACTAATAGTTGGGGTATGGGTGTTAAAGAGTTATCAAAGCTACAATCATCATTTAGTGAAGAGTTAGGTAGAACAGCCATGATGGGTAACGAAGGATTGGAGGCTGTATCCGCTTTGGCTGCTGCAACTAGTTTAGGTGTTGAAGGTGCTGGTAAGTTAACAGCTGAAATGGACAATCAAGGGTTGTCAGCTAAGCGTACAGCTGATTTCATGGAGCAAACTATGAATGATAGTGCTAAGATGGGTATAAACGCTTCTAAGGTCGTTAAAAACATCCAGAACAATATGAAGATGCTTAATAAGTATAACTTCAAAGGTGGCGTTAAAGGATTGGCTAAAATGGCTCAAACCACATCTAAGTTGGGTGTTGATATGAACTTTGTATCTGGAATGGCTGATAAACTATTTGATATTGAAGGTGCTGTTGATATGTCAGCACAATTACAAGTTATGGGTGGTGCATGGTCTGAATTGGCTGACCCATTCAAATTAATGTATATGGCACGTAATGACATGGAAGGGTTGACTGAAGCTATAGGTCAAGCTGCTGCTTCTTCTGCTCACTTCAATAAAGAAACTGGTGAGTTTGAGATATCGAGTCTTGAGATGCATAGATTACGTAAGATTGCTGAACAAACTGGTGTATCTTATGAAGAATTAGCAACAGCTGGTAAAAACGCAGCTAAATTTAGTAGAATCAAAACTCAAATGAGTTTTAGTGTTGGTGGTGGTGCAGAAGGTAAGAAAATGCAAGAATTCCTTGAGAATACCGCTCAGTTAGATGAAAGTGGTAAAGCTTTCATTATTGATATGAAAGGTGATAAGAAATATCTAAATGCATTGGGTAGTAGTGGTAAAAAACTAATTGAAGCTGAAATGGCTAACCAAGCTACACTAAAAGAAAGAGCTGAAGCTGCACAATCATTTGATGAGAAGATAACCAATTTAATAAATATGGTTAAAACATACATGATGCCAATTGTTGAAGGTATTGATGATGTTTTAAGGCCAGTTATTGATGATTTATTTAAAGAAGGTAGTACATTTAGGAAAGATTTAAAAGATTTAGGTACTGAATTAGGCGGTTTTGTTAAGGGTGCTTTAGAAATGCTTAAACCTTTAGGTCAAATGGCTTTAGCTTTAGGACCAAAGGGGTTATTTGCAGCATTTGTTGGGGGTAAATTACTTAGTGGGATAGTTAGTCTTGCTACTTGGTTTGCAAATGGTGCGTCTTTAGCTAAAGGGTTTCTTATGGGTACTAAAGGTATGGGTGATACTGAAGGTAATAGTGGTCAATATGGTAAAAAAGATGGTAAGATAGGTCCAGCTTTACCAGGTAAAAGTGGGTTTGGTATGAAAGCTGTTGGTGCTGGTGGTGGTTTACTTACTGGTGGTATTGATGCTATGTCCGCAGATTCTATGGGTGAAGGTATTGGAAATGTGGCTGGTGGGGTTATTGGTGGTATATTAGGTACTTTTTTAGACCCATTTATAGGTCCTTTAGGTACTATGTTAGGTGCTCAATTAGGTAGTATGGCTGGTGGTGCTATTGGTGGTTATTTTTCTGATGAACAACATGATGCATTGTTTAATTCACCAATTCACGATGGTGTGTCTCACGGTAAATCATTAGGTTCTGATTTTTCCAAAAAAAGAGGAATAGTGCAAGGTGGTAAAATAACACCGATTGATAATAAAGATGATTTATTAGCTATGAAACCAGGTGGTGGAATAATGGATGGTCTTCTTTCTTTATTACCAGGTTTTGGTGGTTCTGGAAAAAAACAACAGTCTATGCATGTTACATTTGGCGATATTAATTTTAAATTTGAAGACCTAATAGTCAAATCAAGTGGTGGCGATACTAAAACTATAGGTAAAGACTTATTAAATACACCTGGGTTTACTAGGGATATTACTAGAATGATTCACCTTGAAACTCAAAAAGCTATCCATGGTGGTTGGTCAAGGGGTTAATATTCAATAAATTAAAAAATATATTAAAAATAATTATTGTTTTTCTTGACAAGCAACTAAAATTGTAGTATTTTTGTATTATATATAATATATATGATATTATTAATAATATATAAATAATATATAAATATTAATAATATATTATATATAGGGGATTTTATATCCTCTTTTTTGTTTTGGTATTTATTTTGATAAAAAGTTAACTAGTTTAGTATTTATATATAAATAAAAATAGTTATGCCATATTTTGATTATTCTCAATATAATTATACAGCAATACCATCTGGTGGTAATCAGAATAGTATAACGCGTACAGC